AGTCACCAAAAAATAGTATTAAATTAGAATTATTAGAACAATTAGTTAAAAATGCCAGTAACACGCCAATGATTATTGACACTTATCCGTTTACAAATTCAACATGGGTAAAAAATAATATGAGTCTTAGTGATAAATCAGAAGGTTTTGAGGTTTATAAAACAAATGAAAGTTTAAAAGTCTTCCAAGACAGAAATGTAATTTCAAATTTTAGTAGTGTGTATGATTATACTACTAACAGACCTGTTACAAATTTTTCATATTTAAATGTTAGTAATCCAATAAATGAGATTAACGCAACAAATTTAAAAACATTTCTTGACACAAGAAAAAATCCTGACATTTTTATACCAACAGAAGGTTATGTTAATCATTTTAGACCTGCAACAAATTTAACTACCGAAACGACTACCACAATATTAAACACACCTTACTTTATAAACGCAATTCAAAATGGTGTTTATAGTTGGAGACAAAAAGATAAATACCCCTACATTCAAGCGGCATATCTTTTTATAAATTCATTGCCGTTGGCGTCTTTAAGGGAACGATATAAAACATACGGTTCACCAAATGACTTAGATTATATCGCATCTTGTTTTAAAAAATTTGGAGCTATTCATAAAATGCCATATGCTTGGATTTTAAAAATGGGTTCTTTATGGTATCGTTATAAAACATATAAAATAACTGGAATTGATTTTATTGATACCGCTTGGGACAATTTTGACCCTAAAATTAATTTTGACCCAATAACTAGTTCAGACACTAAAACATATAAATTTGAATTTGATGGAGTAAAAAACATATCATTAGTAAACAGTGAATCAAAAATGCAAGTAGGGTTTTACCCAAAGGTAATTAACGACTTTAATGTTTTTTATAATAGTTATGATTTATATAGTGGATATACCGATTCTGAAATACAAACAAGTGTTAATGGTGGTATGAAAGTTTATAATTTTCCTGAATCAAATATTAATCCAAGTTCCTCAGTTTCAAATCTTCTTGGTGGGACAACTAATACATCGTCTATCCAAACTTGGTCGGTTATTTTACCTAATAATGTAATGGATTTTGAGGCGTTATCAGGAAATTGTTCACCAAATACAAACACAAGTAGTCCTAAATATTTTATTGTGCCTTCATTTGGTTCTCAAATAAATCAAGTTAATACTGAGTGTTTAATAAACAATGTTCAAATTTTACCATTCTCAAATGACCCGTCAATCTATAATGGTTCTGTTAGATTACTATGGGCGGCACCAAACTACGGTTATTTTAATAATCTTCAAGTGGTTAAACCACAACCCGATTCATACATTAACGAAATTTTAACTGGTAATACAAAACAATCATCATTTAAATTATTATTGGAAAATAACTATTCAAATATTGAAGAAATATTTTCGGTTTTTGATAAAGGAATTTTAGATAAATTCGAACAAGAATTTTTAAATTTTTCTAAACCTATTTCAGACATTGATTTAGGACCACAAGCTAATGTACCTATTAATACTTCACCTGTTGATAACAACGCAATTTTTAAAAACTTTCAGTATTTGTTTAGAAGTTTAATGTCAGTTAATTCAAATAGCGAATTAACCAATACAGAATATTTTAATACACTTGGTAATTCACAATTAATTTCATTTTCAAATACAATTAAATCATTCTTAGAATATGATGTTATTTTAAAATATGGTAATCCGGCAAATTATAAACGAAGAATTGTTGACTCGTTTTTAGCATCTAATGGTGGAAACAACGCAATTGTAGACCCAATACCTTTTAATTTATATGTCAACAATACATTACCATCAGCAAACGGAACAATTACTTTGGCACAATCCCAAGCAACATATCCTGAGGCTTGGTTGGCTTTAGAAACTGAAGTAGGGTTTTCGACAATTACAAATTTAAAATATACAAACCAAGGTTCTTATATTACAGATTTTTTTATTGATAATAAAATTGAATTTTCAGTAGATAATATTACATTGTGTTCGCAACTCATTAAACAATATGCAACTCAAAAATTATATACCCCAACAATAACTAGTTCAGAATTTAAAGGTAGACTTCAAGATTATTTACAAGGAACAAATACAATTCAAAATATTTTTTTAAATCAAATACTAACAAAGGTTAGAGCTGAATTACCAAACCAACAACAGTTACCTGAGAAAAAAATAGAAAGTGTGATTGACGGTCAACAAAGTAAAGTTGAAAATTATGAAGTGTTTAAAGCTTTAAATGATAAATGGATTGCTGGTGGAGATTTTACAAATAAAACTTTATTTGAAGATTTTTTATTTTTGGATAGAGCATCAAGAAATGTTGGTGATATTATTCTTGTTGATATTTTTGATTTAAAAAATACTTTAAAAGAGAGTTCTATTAATATGGAAATGAGTGTATTCACATTTCTTAGTGGAATATTAATTAAGAATAAATTTAATGTAATGCCATTGCCAGCATATGTTAATTTTTATAATGTACAAGATGCGGACGGGACTACAATATCTCAAAGTGCTGAAGGTTCTTTAGAGTTTGCCGATAATATGTGGGGAACGTTTTTAGATGTTGATTATAGAAAATCAGGTCCAAAATTAGTTTGTTTTTATGCCGGACTCCCCTCAGCTTATTTAGATTTACCAAAAGGTAATTCTAGATTTAGAGACGATGCTTTTGATTTAAAACGGGCAAATAACCCGTTAATTGAAAATCAAGTTGGTAAAAAGGATTGGGCACTGTCAAATAAATGTGTTGGATTTAATGTTGACATTGGAACAAGAAATCAAAATATATTTTATTCTTTTAATGTTTCTATGGATAGTGGTAAAGCAACTTCAGAAACAATTCAAACTCAGTTGAACATGGTTAACCAAGCAAATGGTAAAACTGTTGCAACTCAAAATAATGGTTTATATAATTTATATAAACAAAGAAGTTACCAATGCCAAGTTGTTTGTTTGGGAAATGCATTATTACAACCAACAATGTATTTTAATCTTAGACATGTTCCAATGTTTAATGGACCTTACTTAATTACTGATGTTACTCATACTATTGGTTCGGGAGAATTTATTACAGCATTTACCGGAGTTAGACAAGGAGTTTTTGATTTACCTTCAATTGACAACTTTTTACAAAGTATTAATCAAAATCTTTTAACCCAAATTGAAAGTATTATTTTAACAAATAAAGATAACGTTCCAGATAAACCATTAACTAACATTAATAAAACGGCATTGTTGTCTCAAAATGGTGATAATGTTGCTGCGGCAGCAAATTCTTGTACTAATAATTTAAGTGATAATTATGTAACTTGGGGTGATTTTGTTGAATCTATAACAACAGGATTATCACCTTTACAGTTTGCAAACGCAATAACCGCCAAAGTAACTAATACTGAGTTACAAACTACAATTTATTTGTTATGTTATGTCTTAACTTTTAATAAAGATAAATTTTATGGGTATAATAATAATTTTGCAAATGTTCCATTAAGTACAAATTGGGGGGCTAGTTCTATTTATTTTGTTCAAAAACAATCATCTTGTGTTAAAATTCCTAATTCCTTAGGGGGATTAGTCTCACAACCTATTGCTAATTTTACAAATCTTGATAAATTTTTAGATTTTATGGTTGCAAGATTAACACCAAATATTAAAAGAATTTATTATGGAGAAAACGGTAATGCTCCTTTAGGTCTTTTAAAATACTACGTTTGTTATTGGAAACCACCAACGGCAGAAAACCAAAACATTCCAGAATCTTATTTTGACGAAAATCAAGATGAGTTTACAAAATTATATGATACTTTTGAAGATGCTTACAAATCAGCAATACTAGTACAATTAGATTTTGAATCTGTAAAAAAAGCATATGATGCGGTTAAGCGTCAAACCCAACAAATTGTAAACCCTAATACAACAAATACAACTAATAATCTTAATACAACAACATTACCACTACCAACTTGTTTTCCACCAACTATCACATCATTTTCACCATTAACGGGTGTTACTGGAACAATATTGAATATTACAGGTACTGATTTAGGTACGGTAACCGCTGTGACAATAAATAATGTAACAACTACAACTGGAATTACTATTAATAGTGGTGTGAATATTGTGGTATTAATTCCATTTAGTAATACACCAATACCTCAAGATAATACAATTACATTAAGTGGTGTTCATGGTATTGGAACAAGTACTACAATCTTTACATATAATCCATTACAAACATCTGCCGCACCACCAACAGTTGCACCAAATCTTCCGTCAAATGTTAATACAAATTCACAACAAACTGGTCCGATACCTATGATTGGACAAACTCAAAATGGTGTTACATTTATTGGAAATGCGTCAGTTAATGTTGATATTAATCCTGTTCTTATTGGTACTTATACTTTCTTACCTACTAACAATTATCCTAACATGAGATTTAAGGTTACTCAAGAAAACGTCGTGAATGATTCAACAATAACATCTACCGTATATGAAAGTAATATTATTGGTTTAGGCGATACTTACTTAACTTCAAATAACTTCTATATGAATCAAGCCAACATATTAAGTGTCATTACTACTAATTGGCAAACACCACCATCAAATTGTAATATTATTTGTGACTTTACATTATTTGCTAGGTCTTTAGTGTCTGGTCAACTATCAACTTACACTTTCAAACTGAATATACAATTATAATTTAACAAATAACGATATATTTATATATAAAGATAATTATGGACATTAAAACAACATTAGACAACTACCTTGGTAAATCTACAAGATTTTCACAAGAAGATAACGGAGACGGAACTAAACAAGTTTGTGATTTAGATACGGGAGATTGTTATACCGTAAGAGAAAAAGATGGTCTTATTGAAAGAGCCGGACACCAAACAACCGCCAATAGAAAAGTTAGAGTTGAAACATCTAAAGGTATAAAACAATTATTAAACGGATAATATAATGAGTATAGATAAAAAGATATTAAAAGAAATTCAACGATACAGAAGTATCAATAATTATATTTTGGAACAAGAAGCGGTTCCACCGCCTGTTGACGCAGCGTTACCTCCTGAAGGGGAAGCTCCACCTCCACCAGCAGCAGGTGAGGCACCCGCCGAGGCACCCGCCGAACCAATTGATGTTGAAAATGACCCTGACGTTGAAAAAATTGATGACGAGGGAGAATCAGAAGAAAAAGATAAAGATAGTGAGGGTAGTGAAGAACTTGATATTACTGATTTAGTTACCGCTCAAAAAGATATTCAGTCAAAACAAGATGATTATTTTGACAACTTATTTGGACAATTAGGTAAATTGGAATCAAGATTAGGTGAGATGGATGCAATTATGAACAAGTTAAATGCTCTTGAAAATAAAATTGAGAAATACAGAGAAAAAACTCCACAAGAAAAATTGGAACTAAGAAGTTATGACTCATATCCATTCAACCAAAAATTATCACAATTCTTTGATGATAAAACTGATGAGATGGAAAAAACAGGAAAAAATGAATATGTTTTAACTTCTGATGATGTAACCGACATTAATGTTAATGACATTCAAGATTCTTTTCGAAACAAATCAAATGATATTAATGACAAGTTTAAATACAAATAATCTTAAAATAAAATAAAATGGAAGGTCACTCAAAAAGTGACCTTTTTTATTTGACAAATCAATAGAATTTTATTATATTTATAACACAAATTAAATTTAAATATATAAAAACATGATGAGTTCATTAGACGCCGTATTGGCACAGTACGAAAAAGCACAACAAGGGGGCGGGGCCCAAAGCAAAATGTCGCAAGACGAAAGAATGAAAAAGTATTTCGCTTGTATCCTTTCTGACAAAGAGAAATCAGGACAACGTAGAGTACGTATCCTACCAACACCAGATGGTTCTTCACCATTCAAAGAAGCATGGTACCACGAAATTCAAGTTGGTGGACAATGGAACAAATTCTTTGACCCAGGAAAGAATGATAACGAACGTTCACCTTTGAATGAGGTTTACGAAGAGTTGATGTCTACAGGTAAAGAATCAGACAAAGAATTGGCAAAACAATACAAGTCTCGTAAGTTCTACATCGTTAAAGTGATTGATAGAGACCACGAAGAAGACGGTGTTAAATTTTGGAGATTTAAACACAACTATAAGAATGATGGCATCTTAGATAAAATCATTCCAATTTGGAGAAACAAAGGCGATATCACTGACCCTGAAAAAGGACGTGACCTTGTTATCGAATTAAGTAAATCTAAGACACCTGCGGGTAAAGAGTATACAAGTATCTCTACAATCATGTACGATGACCCAGCTCCTGTTCACGAAGACAAAGCTCAAGCTAATGTTTGGATTAATGACGAGATGACTTGGTTAGATGTATATTCTAAAAAACCTGTTGACTATCTTGAAGCGATTGCTCGTGGAGAAACTCCAAAATGGGATACTGAAAAAGGTGGATATGTATATTCAAATAATGATGAATTGACCACATCTATTGGCGGGAGTAAAACAACCAAAATTGTTGACCCACAATTAAATGACGAAGCTGACGGAGAGTTACCTTTCTAAATAAATTATTAAAAAAAAATCTGACGGGAGCAGTTTATTGTTCCCGTTTTTTTGTTTATATTTTATAAAAAAAAACACTATGAAACCATTTATCGCAGAAAAATTAAAAACAGCTTTAATAAAAAAATACGAGGCTGAGATATCAGATTCTGAAGCAAGATTATACATTTATTTCAGTAGCTCAGTTGGTATTGGAGAACATCCACAACATACAGAAGAAATGGATAATTTAGTTGAAAAATTAACAAACGCAAAAGACAAACTACAAACAATTATAAATTTTAATATTTATGGGGAAAATGGCAATTAAAAAAAACGACTTTAACTCAGTAAAGAAAAAATTCTCTACTTCTGCTAAATACAAACCACAAAGATTTTTTGACTTAGGTCCGGACTTCTTAGACGCGGTTGGACTACCAGGTCCTGCAATTGGGCACTTAAATATGTTCTTGGGTCACTCTGACACAGGAAAAACAACTGCGTTAGTTAAAACTGCCGTTGATGCCCAAAAGAAAGGTATTCTACCTGTATTCATCATTACAGAACAGAAATGGTCGTTCGAGCACGCTAAATTAATGGGGTTTGAATGTGAAGAAGTTGTTGATACTGAAACAGGAGAATTAGATTGGGATGGATTCTTTATATTTAATAATAATTTTGAATATATAGAACAAATTACTGATTATATTAATTCGTTACTTGACGCTCAAGAAAAAGGAGAATTAGATTATAGTTTATGTATAATGTGGGATAGCGTGGGTAGCGTTCCCTGCAAAATGACTTTTGACGGAAAAGGTGGGAAGCAACACACGGCTGGCGCATTATCTGATAAAATTGGAATGGGTATTAATCAAAGGATATCAGGTAGTAGAAGGTCAGATTCAAAATATGAAAATACTTTAATTATCGTAAACCAACCTTGGGTTGAATTACCTGACAACATATATGGACAACCTAAAATTATGGCGAAGGGTGGAAATGCTATTTGGTTAAACTCATCTTTGGTATTCTTATTTGGTAACCAAAAAGGTGCAGGAACTAATAAGATTACTGCAACCAAAGACAAAAGAAATGTTAAATTTGCTATCAGAACTAAAATTTCTGTAATGAAGAATCACATTAATGGTTTGGGTTATGAGGATGGTAAGATAATTGTAACACCACATGGGTTCTTGGCGGGTAAAGAAGCTGCGGAAGAAAAAATATCTATTGAAAAATACAAAACAGAACATGCGGAATATTGGAAAGAAATTATTGGTACTGATGGTGATTTTGATTTGAAAGAAGAAAAAGACGAAAAAGAATAAAAAAAGTAACAAGATTTTATATTAATTTAAATCACAAATGTGATTAAGACATTACTAGTAGACGGAGATAATTTATTTAAGATAGGATTCCACGGAGCAAAAGACGTGTTTAACGACGGAGCTCATGTGGGTGGAGTATTTCACTTTGTGAGTGTACTCCGTAAATTTCTTAATGAACACAACCATGATAAAGTTGTTGTGTTTTGGGATGGAGATTCAAATTCATCCATCAGAAAATCTATATACCCCCAGTATAAGGCGAACAGACGAAAAGACGATATGAATGAATATAAGTACGAATCGTATTTGTATCAGAAGTCTCGAATCAAACAATATCTTGAGGAGATATTTGTAAGACAGGTTGAGATGCACGACAATGAGGCAGATGACTTAATTGCTTATTATTGTAAGATATCTAAAGACGAGAAGATTATCATTTTTTCTGCGGATAAAGACCTTACACAGCTTATCTCTGAACATGTGACAATCTATTCACCTATCACAAAACAGTACTTTAAAAACGGAGACATGATATCTCTGAACAAAGTGGATATACCTCACTACAATGTATTGTTGACAAAGATATTCACGGGGGACAAATCAGACAATATTGAAGGAATACAGGGACTTGGAGAAAAAACATTAGTTAAGTTTTTCCCTCAGGTGCAGAAGAAACCTTGTACTATGGAAGAAATTTTAGATTGTGCTCGAAATCTTTTGCAGGACAAACCTTCAAAAACATTCACAAATCTTTTGACTGGTAAGACAA